GCCAAGTCCATAGCTGCACTCATGCTTGGGTTGTTTTGTGGAGCCATAGGCATACCCTGCCTAGGTTGCGGGCCTTGTGGCGTACTTTGCTGCGGGCCTTGTGGCGCTGCGCCTTGCATTAGAGATTGTATTCCGCTCATTATCAAAGTCCCATAGTTGTTCTTGCCGCCGCTTCAGCGTCAGCTTGATTCATTCCATTAGCCGTATTCGCGCTAACAAAGACATTAAATTCTACCATTCTGTTTGCTGGGATAGCCGCAGGAGCTGCTGGGTCTGTGCTTAATGTATCGAGGATGCTTTTACCTGTCGCTAGTCCTCCTGCTAAAGAGGCTATTCCACTAGGTTGTGTAATGTTATATGTCTGTGTCTCTAATGGCATACCGTCGAGCAAAGACTGAGTAAAGAGTACGTTGCTCTTATCATAGTCACGCTCTTGCTGGAATTGCGCCCTATCCGCAGCTATACCTTCAGCTTCGATGGCACGTTGTAAGCCACCACCCGTCTGTTGCGCACCTAGGACATCAAACCCATACCTGTTAGCGTCTTGTTGGGCTGCCATCGCACGCCCTTGCTCGGTGTTAAACTGACTTTGTGCTTGCTCAAAAGCGTTTTGGTAGCCTGTACCTGTAATACCCGCCATCCTATCCAGTAGACCCCTGTCTAATTCTGCTCCTGCAACAGCTTGCCGACCTCCACCGAAAGCCCCTGCTTTACCGTACTGGCTTTTCATTGCTTCTTGGGCTATTAGAGCTTGACGGTTAGCCGCATCGTACTGAGGTTGAAGCGCACCTTGTAGGTAGGGTGTCATGTACTGCTGCACAGTATTACCAGAAGCCGGAGTATACGCACCCATCTCCCCTGCTACTGCTTGCGCCGCAGTTGGTGCAGCATATCCTGCCCCTGTAAAAGACTGAGGGGTATACGCACCCATGCTAGTAGGGGCAGACAACCCGCCTAAGCCCGCAATTGCATCGTCCTGCAACGAGGATTGCCCTGCTGTAAGTGGGCCTTTGTAGGCTTGATACGGTTGATTAGCTAACGCTTGGCCTCTACCGAGCATCTCGGTTACATAAGGTCCAGCCCAATTAGATAGTGATGATTCTTCATTAGCCATTGTCTTTACCTACGCTAAGTATTCGTTAGGGTCGATTTCACGACCTTGATTTGGATTGCCTGTGCGATCTGTACGCACCCTTTCCATCATGTCATAGAGATTGTCAGCTCCGGCCTCAGAATTGCCGTTACCTAAGTGGCTTACTATATCCGCAGGAATTACAAACTCCCCGTCACTTAAAGCTGCGGGCTGCATATTGTCTATTGTAGCAGGGATTTGATCAGCCATGCCGTCGGTAGGGCCACCTAAGTAGTAGCCTTGCCCCTCTATCTGACCGCCTTGCGCTGCGGTAATTGTTGTATTAGAAGTTACAAACGTTTGTAAAGCCGTAGGGTCTAATTTAAGCTCTGCTGCTATTTTTGCTATATCCAAACCACTTGCTCTTATTTTTTCGGCATCTGCTGCCGTGAGGGATACGCCGGTAGTAAAGTTATTGCTTATAAACGTATTTAAATCATTAGACGCAGTGGCAATCGCTGCGTTATAAGTGGCAGTATCGTTTATAAACGTTTGTAAATCCGTAGGGTCTAATTTAAGCTCTGCTGCTACCTCTGCTATATCAAAACCATTTGCTGTTACACTAGCGGCATCGGCTGCTGAAAAAGTTTGCCCGTCTTGGAAGCCATCTATGAACTGAGTAAAGGAACTGGCAGGGGTATTTGTTTGACCTTCGAGGGAGGTGTTGTACTGATCTATTAGCTGTTGCCCAGTATAGAATTGTTTAACGGTCAATTGCCCATCAACTTCATTGAAAATATTCCCTCTCGCATCGCTGAAAGTCCCATCGCCGTTATCGGTGTATTTACCCGTATTAACACTATCTCTTTCACCCGCAGTTAATAAGTCCACAATGTCGTTACTTACAGAAATATCTTCACTAAGGCCCAAGTTAACTAGATCGCCGTCTATATAGTCAAAAACATAACCAGATGGCCCAGTAAAAGTTCCATCAGTATTTGCCGTGTAATCTGAACTGTACGCTAGTAATGATTCTTCTAGGGTAAGAGGAGTAGCGGCAGCAGCGGCAGCAGGGGCATTGGCAGGCCCATCTCTAGCAAGAAGTTGCTCGCCGGTTAAGGCTTGATCAACAGTAAGCTGACCATCAACTTCATTGAAAATATTCCCTACCGCATCGCTAAAAGTTCCATCGCCGTTATCAAAATATTTCCCGGTAGCAATAGAAGCTAGTTCGTTTGCGGTTAGTATCCCATCGGAAACGGTTGCGCCTCCAGCAGTAGCACCTCCAGCAGTAGCAGCTTCACTTGCAACTCGCGCATCGAAGGCATCACCCATCAAGGATTCGTAGATTGCTTGGTTAGCTAAATTTTGTTCATTATCCGCAGCTATCTCTACTGCTGTTTTGCCCATAATAGGCTCGATAGTATCTGGAGCAAACGTAGTGTCTGTAAAATACTGACGGCCAGCACTGCCCGGACGGCGAGCTGTTACATCTTGAGTAGTAGGGTCGGTATTGGTCTGTGCAAAGGCATTGGGTAGTAACTCACGAGTAGCAGTATAGTTAGGCACCCCGCCTTGATACCCACCGAACTGCGTCTGAGGGTTCATAAAGTTCTCTAGGGTTTCAGAATCATTTGGGTTCAGAGCCGCATAGGCAGTAGAAGCCATAAGAGCATCTTTGCCTACATTCGTCCAAGAAATGGTGTCATCGTCGTCCGTATAGCGATCAGCTAAAGCACCTATGCCTGCGTTAAGTGGTTTGCTAATAAATGTTGGTAAACCCATCTTAGTATCCCCGTAACAGACGGTTTATTTCGTCAGTCATATCAGTGTTTTGTATCATACCACCACCGTAATATATCGCACTATCCACAATGTCTTCCTCTTCTACCCTAGAACCCCTTAAGAGGGCCATGTTCTCAGCAAGGGACAGAGCTGGATTGTATTGCGTATTGATTTCTGCAAGACCTGCTTTTTCCGTACTGATGGACTCCATACCCTGTCCAATAATGCTTTCTGGTGTAGGTTCAGGCTCTTCAGACGGGTCTTCTGGATCAGGGTCAGGGTCAGAAGGAGGTGTTGTTGTCGTAATAGTCGGTGTAAGTGTTACCGGTATTGTCGGTGTAAGTGTTGGCGTAAGTGTTGGCGTAAGTGTTGGCGTAAGTGTTGGTGTCAATGTATCCGTTTTAGTTACTGTAAGCGACTCAGGTGCAACCGCTGTAGCAGTTGTCGTAAGTGTTGGTGTCAATGTATCCGTTTTAGTTACTGTAAGTGGCTCAGGTGCAACCGCTGTAGCAGTTGTCGTAAGTGTTGGTGTAAGTTTTGGTGTAAGTGTTGGTGTAAGCGTATCAACTACCGTTTTTGGCTTAACTACAGTGTCTGGCTTAACTACAGTGTCTGGCTTAACTACAGTGTCTGGCTTAACTACAGTGTCTGGCTTAACTACAGTTAGCGGTGTCGTTGCCGTTGCGGGTAGAGTTTTAGTAAACACAGCGGCTGTATCTGAGTCTAAATCTACGTCAGCAAGGAGAGCCTCTAGTCCACTTATGTCTACCGTTTTTAGTAACGCATCTACAGCGTCGGGATCGGCGTAGGTTAGAACCCTATCTCTAACGATTGGGCTTGAGTTTATTAACCCTTCTAGTAAAGCATCAATAGAAGAAGTTGGGGTCAAAGCTCCGTCGCTACCTGCGATAACTAAATCGGTTATTTCGGTAACGTCTAGTGGGTCGCTAAATATGTCCCCTACAAATTCTTCAAATACAGGGTCTGTAGCCCATTCGGGTTTGTTAGCCAGAACCCAACTTTCTGTTTCAGCTTTACCCACCGCGTCAGATACGGTTTGAAGGTCGGTATCGCCTTTAAGTACAGACTCAAAAACAAGATCATTCTCACCCGCAGCTACAAGTTCCTCTACTACCACAGTGTCATTTAAATCTGCCGCTACCGTTTTTCCTGTTGCAGCGTCTACTGAGGAAGCACTACCGTCTTCGTATACAGTATATATCGTACCCTCAGTTATTTTAGTACCGTCTGTGTTATATACCGCGTTAGGATCAGGCAAAGCTGGGGTATTGCCGATGGTTAGTACATCGTCTGTAAATGTCGTGTCCCAGTTGACAGTACTGTCGCCTTCAATACTTAATGCCCCAATTCCGTCTTGATTGCTTACAACAGAGTCATTTCCTATCTGTAAGTTTTGATCAACGGTGTTTTTTGAAGCTGGTAGGTAAGTACTTAAGCGCGTTTTACCGGGTATTATGGCTTGCTTCAGGGCTTCTATTATACCACCGGACAATCCCCCTACTTTGGCAGCTTGAGAAGTTCCGTCTAGTATTGGCGTGCCAGCATCGTAAACAATATTACCAATAACATTCTGAGTTGCTTCTTGGGCAAGTTCTTCAATCCCCTCACCAAACATCGCAAGAGTAACTTTTTTTCCTTTTTCAAGGACGTTATCCATAATAAATTCAGTAAGATCAGTAGTAAATTTTTTACTGGCTGGGCCTAGAATTTTGCTGGTTGGCCCGAGCATGAACTCCATAGCACCCGGTATAACGCCCGCTAGCATTGCAATGTCTTGTTGGTTGACGTTGGCACCAGCAGCACGGGCGCGATTTAACGCTTCGCCCATCGAGTTTATTACCGCTATCGCTGGTCCTACTGGTCCCATTGCCATAAAACCCGCCGTGCTAGCTACACCCCCCGCTACTTCTCGCGCTAAAGACCCTTCCCAACCCTCTCCCGGTGCTAGGTATTTATCTATAACTTGTTGTGTTTTTTCATCTATGAGGAAACGCAGTGCTCCAGTTAAATCACCACTGGGGTCGATTGCATTTGCTGCGGTTCCGACACCTACCCCCGCTACATTACTTGCTATGGTCGCAATAGACTCACCTGCACCTTTAGCAAGCTCTACCAAGCCATAACCGCTCGGAGTTAAAAAGTCATCAGCGTTATCTATAAAATCCCATATACCGTCATCCCAAGTTGCTTTTTCGAAGTAGTCTGTGAGTCCTAGTTGATCACTCACAGCAGCTATTTCCGGGTAGTCCGCAGCAAGGCCCGTGGCATTGTTGTTGAGCGCATTTGGAATACCACTAAGGCCCGCAGCAATTAACTCATCCATTGCCGCTTTAAACTCAGGAGAGTTAGGGTTGAAAGAATTAAGAACCGGAGCAAAAGTGTCCCAAAGTTCTTTTTCCCTACCTGTATAAGCATTCCCAACGTTCGCTGCCCACGCTTTTAATTTTTCTTCATCTATACGACTTTTGAGCCACTCGTCATACTCTTCAAGAGTTAGTTCTAGGCCAGCATCAGGGTACAGATTGGATAAATCCGCCACGGTGTCAAAATTAGGTAAGTCAGTTTGGTATCCGATGGACGCACCCGACCTAAGCGACCCAATATCGCCCGTACCCTCGTAAATGGGACTTGTGCCCGCGCTGCGATACGAAGTAGGTGCATACCTTGGTATAATTTCTTCGGTCATGATCTAACCTACGGTGTCGGTAGCGTTTCAGGCACTGCTGAAACAAAAACTACTGTTAATAAAGTGGACGGCACGGCAGGGCGGGGACTTGCAGCCGCCTGATAATCAATCGTTATGTTTAAATCGTCTGTTGCCCACATAAGCTCTACGTATTGCCCCGCTGTTAAGTCCAGCGTAAAACTGTATTCAAAGTTATCTACTCCGCCCGACCCTGCTACGACGTGCAGTCTAGCAGTATTTGCTATATCTACTCCGCTCCTACGTACCCAGAACGACAGTTCTTTGGAGCTAGCACTACCGCTAGTCAGCTCTACCGAAAGTTCAAAGTTATAGACCCCTGAGTAAAGTGGGATTATTTGTGTTCCCGCTATACTTATAGCTTCACCTAAATACGTGTTCTCAAACTGTAGCGCATACGCTGTGTTTATAACGCTGGCAGTCTGATCTACAGTAGAGAAGAACTTAGCGTTAGGGGCCTCTATAAACCGGCCTCCGTACTCCCCAACCACACTGTTTACAGCACTTGATAGCAAGTTAAAAAATAGGCGTAAGATGTTATTAAGGGCATCAAGGTACGGTTTTAACGGACCTCCTGTAGGTATAGGCAGTGCAGGCGATTGAACTTTTTGTACAAGTCTTTGCGCCACTAGCCCCTCCTACCATCAGCTCTCATCTCTAACCGTGGTATACCTAGCTTCCAAGCTACACCTAGCTCAGTAGATTCCACCTTAAACGCCATCTGTCTGCCACGTAATCGCACGAAGACCTGCCCAGTAAACTCCTCAATAGGCACTGTAGCGGTGCGAGTAACTGTTGACGCAGAATTACCACCTACAGATAAAGGGTTGTTGTACCCAGAACCGGAGTTCTGCATAGGAGATAAAGTCATCACCGCAGCAGGATTAGTGACCGTGGACCCTTCAAATGTTACGTCGGGTAACACTCTATTAACGAACATAAATCTATCGCCGTCATCCAAGTCAAACTCAGAGGATAAGAGCGTAGCTGTAATTGCGCTTGCTGTCGCACTTTCTTGGTTGTCATAGCCCACTTCGTGGTTTACCAAGTTGTTGCTGTAGGTAGCCGCCATAGGATTTTCTCGAAGATCAGAGTCTATCCAAGCACTGCGCGATAACGTGCCGTAGTACCAAATGTCCTGTAAATAGTTGTACACCACGTAACGGTCATTTTGCGTTACCCCAGCAGAGCAATAGAACCACCATATCTCATCGAACCGTTCGTTAGTACCACCTACTACTTGGGCATATTGAGAAGTATTAAAGTCATTAAATACGTAGCTGCGAACTGAACAAGGTAGTGTCTTAACCGTACCGTCGTAGGAGTAAAACTTATCCGTACCCATCCAGTAAGCTATGTTGCCTGAGTAAACCGCCGCGTTAGTGCTAGCTATAGTGATGTTGTCACCAAGAAGCTGTGCCCCCCATACCTCTGGAGCGCCTAGATACTGCATACCATACAGGGCCGTGTCGCTCCATATCAGTATTTCTTGTCGAGCTTGCAGTACAGTAATGATCTCACTACCACGCGAGAGCCGTAAGCTACCGGCTTGGTTAGTAGCCAGTGGGGTCCAGTTAGCCACATCTTCTTGGTTAGACCAGCGGATAAGCATGGGATCGAGTGCTGTAGCGCCTAATGCGTTTGAGCCAAAGCAAAAGGCAAACCGGAAAATGTCAGATACAAAGGTTTTATTAACTATAGTAGGCACATTGGACGCGCCACCTAAAGAAGTAACGTATACCGCACGGGTCGTTACTCCGTTAGAAGCGTCCCAATAAAACAACGAGCCACCCCGATAGCTAAAGAATAAGTCCTCACCAAAGTTAGCTTGGCTCCAAAGCCGTATAGGGGCAAGCGTAGCGCCGCCAACACCCCAAGTACCTGCACCCCAAGCACCAGCACTCCACCCAGTAAACGGTACTGCGATCTCGTTACCTGTGTTTACCTGATATGCCGCCGTAACTGTGCCGCCACCCGTGGCACCTGAAGACGCTTGGCTTGCAGCGGTTATGTTGTAGGAGTTAGCGTCTACAAAGCTTATTTGGAACTCCCCGTTCAGGGTTAGTCCACCCACTGCTGAAGCACCACTAAACGTAACAAAGTCATTCTGAAGCGCACCGTGTGCATTGTCAGTTACAAGGACAGTTGTAGAGTTAAGAGTTGTAGTAAACGGATTAGTCAGCGTTGCTGTGGCTCTAATAGGAG